CGACTAACGGCGCTGCCATGGTGTCCACAAAATGCGGGTTTCTGTGGGGGCAACCATCGGAACAATAAGCTTCAAACTCCTGATGCGACAGCGTTTTGTTATTAAGCTTGAATTTAAATTGAATGTGTCTAACCAACAAATCAAAGTCGTTTGGATCTTTCAATTTATCTATTATCTGCGGCCAAGTTGCTTTAGCGATGAAATGCTTAATGGAAGCAAATGCAGGATTCTTGGGAAGGTCATAGTGTTCAAGCGGTCGGGGCAAAGGGCAATATGCTGGTATGCGGTAAGGTACATCCTCATCCACTTGTACCGAAGGCAAAAGAGACGAGATACACATACACAAAAGCATGTCATTGTGAGCGCATATCCAGTCATAAGCATTGTGAAACCATTGTGTTAAATCAGGTGCTTTATGGGGTGGCAACCCGCAGGTGACCACCCGTGGCCTTCAAGCAGTGGGAAAAGTAGGTGCTGGCGCGCGAATGGTTTTGGCAATGCTGATGCCAACCGGTAGCAAGAAGAAAGCTTCATCTTGTACTACCTTTACAACATTACGCAATGAATCACCGCTGGTGATCGACCGCCAGACACGTCTGACTGATTTGCCTGTTCTATATGCTGACCAAACTGTGCTTACAATATTCAAAACGCCAAATAATGCATATTTAGTTTCGTAGTTTGTTTTGCCCTGCCAGCACTTAGCGAAATAGACACAAGCAGAGAGTGCGCGAATGGCACCAGCAGTAATATCTTCACCGGTGATGAAACCTGCCATGGATGTAACAAATGGAACTGGCATGCACTGAGCAGCATAAGCCGCAAGCTGGCGACACACCTGATATACTATCGAAGTGCACACGTCGTAATCAAAAGACATTAGCACTCTCAAGGAACCTGATGGTAAAACTTCAACCAACTCACGATATGTCGAATCAATAGCACTATTATGGTCATAAACCATGGGCTCCTCTGGGTCAGCAAATGCATCAGTACAATTGTTCCACTTACGGTCGTAGCACGATACGATATGACTGATAGTCGAAATGCCTTGCAGTGTTGGTGTCAGAATACGAATTGACAAAGGTTTTGTTTTTGAGTACGGTCTAGGCCTGCTATAAGTCGTGGCAATCACTACAGAAGTGGCACACAGCGCTACGGTACTCCAATTAGTTTGCTCAAATTGTTGGCTCATATATTGCCACCAGGTTCTAGGTGCAATTTCAGGCACTAGCGTGCCGGCATTAACAGGGCTGTCTTGCATTCTTTGGTCATCAAGTACTGACTTAGCCTGCAGCTCGATATGATCTTCTGGCTGACACATGTCTACAGCACGAGCAGCTGGCGCTACTGTATTTCTAAGTTGTAAAATGCTTACAGATTGCTTATTTTTCGCTGCAGATATAGTTGTTGACATAGCATTTTTCTCACGTGTAATCTCTTTAGCAGTCATGCCAGGCCAGTAAGCATGTATGACGTTATTACTCCACTCATGATATTTTTGCATGTACTGCGGCATCGCATTGTCCTTACCATGTTTCACAATTATCATGCACGCAGGAGCAATTTCACTAAGCCTCATTGAGTCCCACAAACAATATGGGGGGTCCAAATATACTATATGGTTTTCCTTTGCATTCGCCACATAACAATCCACGGAGTCAAGTTCAATATTGCTGTCTAGATTGTAATAATCAACAACATCAGGGTCAGCATCGTTCGATTCACATTCACAGCCATACCGTGATGCGATGGCTTTGCCATCTCTGCCTGTGCCAGCAAACAAGTCAAAAACTTTGTTATATTTGCCAGTTTTAGGCAGTTTCAACAAAAACTTGTTGAATTCGGTCGCTGGCGTCGCATAATGTGCCACGCTATCGAGCATCATGGGCCCTATGACATTAGCTTGTGCTCTCACATCAAACTTGTCCAGTGTGTGTTTGGTGGCCTGATACTTAAGCAGTTGATACGTTGTACACCAATTGGCTAGCAATGTTATATAAATGTTAATGCGGTTGCCATGGGCAATGGGAAAACCAGTATGACCAACTGCATAACCCTTGCTACCTAACGACAACAAAATGGGCTGCACCAGGTGGTTATACATGGTTGTGGTTGCTTCTCCATGTACTTTGTCAGCTACGCTCATAGAGATGTCCATTCCTTGACAATTCAATGTTATCTCATCGCCATACTTTACCTCACCCTTCAAAGGATTGTGATGTAGCGAATACAACACTGCACCCCTATATATCGCATACCTCAAACGCCGTAGTTGCTGAATTTTACGTTCAGATCTGTCAGTCGAATTGAAGTAGTACAAGACATCGATCGCTACAACATAGCTGGGCAAGTCATCATCAATGGCATCATAGTCTAGCATGTCAAGGGTGGCGTCAATCACGTATATTTTTTGCTTCCCATTGGTGTAAATCGAACAGTCATGTCCATACATACATCCATACTCCGGTGGCTCATTCAGTGCAAATGCGTTCAAATTGTTGAGTGTCTTGGTATATTTTTCGTCAGATGCAGTGTCAAGCACGCGTGTCGTGGGGCAAAACCAAACCGTTTTGTCAGCCAACAACGACAACTCGTGCTGACCACTGGCACCTATGACCCACAAACAACCACCTGAGATGTCAGCAGCAATACGATC